TATCCTTTTCAAGAAAAATATTAATTGGGGAGCAAACCATGATAACTGAACAGACAACAGCCATTATAATTTTACTTTCATTAGCAATTGGTTAGCTCAATTATAGCCCCAAAAGGTAAATTATCATCAACACATAAGCAAAGGACTGACAGGTGTCGCCCCCCCCCACCAGCCGCCCATTCACCACAAATAAAAAGCCTTCAGAACTGAAGGCGTCTGTAACAACCGCACTGATAGTCTGCCAGACCCGCCATAACAAGCTGGGTCAGTATTAACTGGCAGCGTTCGCGTGAAAGGTAAGTATTCTGCGCAATCTCCCCGACTGTCGCCGGTTCGGTAACGCTTAATTCATTAAACACCACTCTGGCGGTTTCGGTCATATCCTGCTGTTTCAGCATGTCTTTTTCCCTTTTCTGGTTAACGTGACATACCAATAACTCTTGTCGAAAAAGCCAGCAAGCTGAAAGAACGGTATTAATAACCACCAGCGAATTTATGGCGCTGCTGTATATTGCAGACACAAAAAAAAACCACCTTCAGGTGGCTTCCTTGTGCGAAAAAACTTGCGTTTCGCCTCGCGATACAGCTTTGCGAAGCTTACAGGAATTAAAGCTGTTTCTGCGTAAAAAAGCAAGCTTTTTTATCGAAATGAATCGTGCATAGGTACATAAAGCATGTGTTCAGCCACGGCTAACCAACCTGCAATACGTTTCTCACATGTGCTGAAACACCATTCCGGGTGAGTACGATTTAAACATTCTGCCATTTTTCTCTTACTCATTCCCCGTCCTTCGTACCTTTGCCGGAGAATATTGATTAGCCCGGGATATTCCCCAAGCACCTCACTGATAACGCGATCAATAATCAACGCCTCTGTGTCTGTACAATGTGACAACCAGCTCTTCTGCTTCCCTCTGGTCATATCCCGAAAAAATGCCTCAAGTTCCGGTTTTTCCAGCCCGGATTTCTTCATTCTGCGTAAAACCTCATTAACTGCTGTTTTCGTCAGCTTTTTCGAAACCAGTAACCGGTTAAACATATTTCCGGATTTACCCCCACCGATATACGACCACCGCCCCCACATCCGTAATTTCCCCTGGATCCAGACTGCTTCCAGCGTGTTCAGGCGTAAATGTTCGCCGCTTTTGCCTGTCATTTCCGGATATATCATATTTACGCTCACTCACTCTCAATTTTGTAAATTTTCACACCCAACCGACCACCAGGAACAAGCTGACTACGTACAATATTGATTTCATCAAACTGCTCATCATCAATGAGTACTCCCGCATGCGTCAGCGCATCCAGCAACGCTTTCAGAATATTGTCCAGGTCACGACGACGCTTATCCGGTGGCTCGGCAATAATCTTTATCGCCAGCCTTCCGGACAGATGTAATTGCAGGCGCTGCTGGCGAACAATTAGCGCCACATCCCGGCGATAACGCTCCCCTGCTTTTGATACAAAATATGTGCTGCCACGGCGTCTCCAGTAAGTGTTCACCGTCGGCGGGTAAGGTAAAACCAAATCTATGAGCATCAGTCACCTCTTTTACCCGAGCACGCCAGTCGCAAAGGCGTGATCAAGAAAACGAAAAATTAACTCAATCTGAGAGCCGTACTTTTTCTCAAACTCCAGCGGGTCTGCATGAAGTTCGTTGTGGTGCTCCCGGCACAACGGTAGCGTGAAAATATCGTGGGCCTTTGTCCCCATTCCCCCCTGACCATGACCAATCAGGTGATGCGGATCGTCAGCAGGCTTACCACAACACGCACACGGCTGTGTCTTTACCCAGCGCGTGTATTTCTCATTAACCCAACGGCGACGTTTAGGCCGCCTCATGAACGATTCAGGAGACTCCGGATCAACGGCGATACTGACAACCGTTTTTTTCTGTGGTGGATTTTGTTGCTGGTGGACGTGAAGTGGCAGCGCAATATTTTTTGTGCGCTGCTTCAGTATGCTGATGGCTGTCTGTTCTCCCGGTACGATGTCACTCTCACGGTATACGGAGCGGATTTTTTCCGCTGGTAATCCCAGCGAACGACGCGCTACTGCCTCAGGTAGTGCATCCACCACCTGACTGCAGGCCGCCCACCAGGATAATTCGGCCAGCGATAACTCCCTCTCCTGCGTACCGCTTATTGCGTGACGGATGACGTCAATCATCCAGGCAACCAGATTCTGCTGAGCAAGTTGATCGAGTGATTCTGATGTCTGGTCGCGCAGCTGGTTGTCACAGTGCCAGCACAACACCATCGCGCCGGTACCGTAACGGTGAATGACGGTTTCGCTGTGATGATAATCGCCGTGTGGCCACTGGCAGGATTTCACGTGACGTAATAACCAGTCAGACAGTGCACCTGCACCACCTGCTGCACGAATAACCCGCTCATCGCTGAAAAATGGCAGTAATGTTTTATCCTCTGCCAGCGGCTGGCGAACGGCAGGAACGACTCCGGACGGCAGACCGCGCATGTTTTTCGGTTCCGGCTCCACCAGCACCCTGCCGCGATGAAAAACTGGCAATGATTCACGACCGGGCTTAAGGACCACCAGCCCGAGTTCCGGAACCAGAACAGGTCGAAGTAATACCCGCACATTACCTCCAGACGCGCTGACGGTAGCAGGCATGTGTCCGTGGCAGATGTGCACGAACAGGAAGATATACAGAAACGGTCCAGGTCAGACGATCAGCGTTCAGACTCCGCTCCACACGGACACCGCGACGCAGATACGCCTCTTGAAGCATATCTGCCTCATCGATCGTACAGAACAGATAGTGAAACCAGCCATACTGAGGCGCACGAAAACGCCTCCCCTGCTTAATTTCCGGGTCGGCTTCAGAATTGTGGGATTTTATGTGTTGTGTCATCGGATTCTCCGGTGACAGCAGGTGTCAGTTGTTCAGGCTGACTGCGCGAATTGTAAGGCAATACGCCGGAATGTACAAACAGAAAACCCGTCAGTAAGACGGGCTTAACAAGCAGGGGCGGTTACTTTAATAATTTCAGTGCCTTTACATCAACTTCAACACTGCTCAGGTCTTTATCAATTTCACCCTCAATTCTTACTTTGTCTTTCGGAGAAACATTCTGCCCGGCCCATACGCTGTCATCAATATCCGTGACAATTGTCCCGCTATTGTCACGAAACTCATAACGTTCATCACCCACTTTTTTAACGATGCTCCCTTCAAGGATAACCCATGCATCATCCTTCAGTTCTTTTGCCTGCGCTACTGTTGAACGCTCTGCTTCTGGCCCCTGGAAACCACCCTGCTGTGCAAAAGCGCCAAAAGACACACCGGAAATAAGTGCTGCAATCAATACCTTTTTCATTCATAGTCCTCTTTCAGAGATGAACATTCAAACAGCATTTTCAGTATGGTAAAGCGCGGGTGCGTTGAGGATGCCTGACACATCAGAGGTGGCGGGAGATTACTCCCCCGCCAGGTCTCTTACTTCTCAGATTCGTAGTCTACGAAGACAGCGACCTCCGTCTGACCGGTTCGGATTCGCACCTCGCAGAGGTCTTTCCTCGTTACCAGTGCCGTCACTATGACGGTTAAACAGATGACGATCAGGGCGATTAACATCGCCTTTTGCTGCTTCATAGCCTGCTTCTCCTTGCCTTTCGGCACGTAAGAGGCTAACCTACATGTGTTCAGCATGGATTGAGCCTCAGATTAATGTTAAGCGTCTTGCAGGACGCGTAATGTTAACTGGGGCTTTTCTCTATCTGCCGTTGGTGTTCATGCCCGAGGCAGATAGCCTCAAGCACCCGCTGCAATTCTACTTAACTATCCTTTTCCCGCAAACCGTTTTTATCCCCAGCGGCAAATCGAATACACCACCAGCGCCACCGCCATCGCAATTCCTACCGTTGTGAATGCTTCAGGCCAGGTCATTGATTCACCTCCTGCGGCGGTTCTGGTAGCGGCATCCAGTGGGTTGCTTGCCTAAGATCATTACCCGGACTAACTGCTATACCTCCGCGCCGGAACGTGCCTCCGAGATAGCGTGCGGAATATATTAATGGCCCAGCCTCGCTATCGATATTCATCGAAATAAGCACGTTCTGGCTCTTTTCAGGCATTCGCTCAGTACAGCTTATCCAGCCATCCGGAGTTATCGGAGATCTGGTTGACGTTTCCGAGATTTCCCGAAAATTGTTGGTTGACGAATTCTTATTTTCCCGAAAGTTTCCGGCCTGAAGCATGGCGACGCGGCAGGCGTTCCAGCCATCAGCATATGTTTTAGTTACACCGTCGAGATGGCAGGTAAGCAAATCCATTTCATCAGGCACTACCATTGCTATCGGCTCTGCTTCCAGTGATGCCAGCGCGATACGAAACACATTAGCCAGCAGGCTGTCTGAAGACTTGTTATCGTGCGCCGAGTCGCTCAGGAAGCCTGTGATGTATGATTTAATCTCCGCGCGTTCTCTGGTAATAGTGCTCATATCAGTTTTCCTTATACGGATTAATTTTATTGTGCAGTGCGCTGAATGATTCCCATGTCACATCGGTATATAGCTCAATAACTGGTTCAAATGTCCTTCCAATTATCCAGACCAGTAATAGCGGGGATATCGGTATCATCAACACTATAAACAGAATGAAAAACAGAAACTCTGTTGTTCTGCTCTTTCGTGGGTAATTTTTTCTAAATAATGTTTCATTTCTTACCGCCCTTTCGGGCGGCCTCCTGATGTTCTGAGGGTGCAGGAATCCCTCCGGTTAAGGATTTAATAAAAATCGTTTCTGATTTAAATCTTCAGTATTTAGTTGTTAGTTGGTTTATCGCCTTTATGCTTCAGCCTTATTTCGCAACCAGACACAAACCGGGCCATCTTCCGTATCATGAATGGAACCAATAAACCAGCCATCGCCCTCTGGTCGTTCCGGTTCCCATGCTGAAATATCAGGGCCATCTGCGTCCAGGTTAAAATCATCTTCATCCATAGTGCAGATAGTCCACTGAAGATTATTTGCCTCCATCCCCGCGTTAAATTCTTCCGTTGAAATATTCTCCCGACCATCACAGAATTTTTCATATTCAGGATGTGTCCAGTAGCCATATTCGTCACGAACTACCGGCATTTCTTTAATTTCACTCACTGTTAACCTCCTGCAACGCTACACGATACGCCTTCTTTATCCACGCCTTACTGCCATATAATTTCGTCTTCATAATAAACACACCTGCACGACTCGCCGATATCCCCGGACAGGTTAACAGCACAGCATCCACCACACGGTTATGCTTCCGGAACTCCATTACAGTACTGCTGATAAGCATCTGCCCCACCGGGCCGTAATCCTGATACAGGATTTTCACGCAGACACCCTCCTGTCGAAATAAACGTAGTTATTCACTGTGCGCAACGGCATTCCGAATTTTCTGGCGATTTCTCTCCTCGACACGCCACGCTGATGCAGCTGTCGCGCCAGCTCAATATCACTCTGCGGATATTTTGCTGACTGGTGATAATCACCCCGTAACATCATACTAATACCCAGTTCCCGCGCTTTCGTTCTGACCGCAGCCTCACTACGACCAATAAGCATCCCGATGCATTCCACCGTCATTGTTCCCGCACACTGCCGGAGTATCAGGATTTCCGCCCGGCACCACTTCTTCCAGCCACTCACCGCTGCTGCTCTCTGGTGGTGGTAATATCCCGGAGAATATCCCTGTGTTTGTTCAGTTCCCGCAGCGCAGCACAGACACGCTCCCACTTCTGGACATCACTTTTCGCCCGGCGCAGCTCGCGGTTAGCCACATGCAGCGATGGTAGAATCAGGTCATCTGCTTTCGTTTCGGTGATCGATGGCTGTAACTTCACAATGTCTTCCACGATTTCTGTTTTCATTTCTTCCTGTGTTTCCGCTTCCCGGACTGGTAACGCAACACCTGCTGGCTGAGGAAAGGCTTTACCATCCGTTTCCGCTACGGATGCAGCTTCCGGCTCTGCCGGTAAATCAGCGCCCGGTATGCAGTAACGAAATTTACCGCCCTGATTCACGCGAATCAGACGCCCTTTGCTGATTGCCATCGCCAGCGATGAATTCGCCCGGCGGGAGGTAATTCCGAACATCAGTGCCAGTTCATCCGCCGTTTGTGGGCCATGTTGTTCAATCGCCTCTGTCAGCATTTGCGCAGTCACTTTCGGTACCGGTGACACCGGTTCACTTTCACCAGCCTGAGTCAGCCACCACATCGACCCCTTGTTATCCGCTTCACCGCGGCGCTTCAGTTTCCACAGTTCGTTGACCGCATCTTCACGGCTGATTCCAAGGCGCGATGCCACTACCTGTGAAGAGGCTCTTTTCAGTGCTTTCAGTGCGTCAAATACGGTTTCCATTAAAATTTCCTCCGGATAAAAATTACTTCTCAGTTCCTGTGCTGGCTGACGTTCGGACGCCAGCTCTCCCAGTTAAAAGTCACCCAGCGACCACCGTTCATGGACATTCGGTCCATCACCCGCTCGCCGAGAAGTGTATTCATCGCTGCATGGTTAAGATTTGTCAGCATCCCCACACTGAGTAACGATGCCGTTCTGCGGTCAACAATCTGATTCAGCGTGACCTGCTCATTACGCGTATCCCGTTGCATGCCAATTTCATCCAGTACCAGCAGGTCAACGCCACACAATCCCTGCAAAAATTTTTCGCCCGAGTTTTTGTTGTCGTAGCTGCCATGTAACGCCAGCATCACATCCGCCACTGTTATCACAATCACACTGCGACCTTTCGCCAGAAGGTGGTTGCCAATAGCCGCCGCCAGGTGGTTTTTTCCTGTGCCAGGCCTGCCACTGAAAACAAAATTCGTACAGCCGCCTTCCAGCTCTGCCGCAATGGATTTCGCCTGACTCAGGGCATGGCGCTGACCATCGTTCTGCACCCGGTAGTTACCGAACGTACACTTCCGGTGAAGCGGCTGGATACCGGAGCGGTTAATGATTTTTTCAACCCGCGTCTGATGATTCAGACGATTAACCTCCTCGCTTCGCTTACGCCCTTCAGCAAGCTGCCATTCCCGCCACTCCGCCACCGTACGGTACGGAGGGATTGCATCCTGCGGCACAAATCTGCTGACTCTTGCCAGAACACCACCTGACGTAATGTTTTTCATGATGCGCTACCCCCTGAACCCCGGCGGAATTTCGGTATCCGGTTCAGAAATATGATTCACGCAACGCTGCGCGGGCGAACGCCCCAGGCGAATAACCAGTTCATCCCATTTTTCCCGGAGTTTTGCCGGACTCATGATGTTTTTTACCCAGAACGAATCCCGTTGAACACGCCCAAACATTTCACAAATCTGTCGGTGACTACGTCCATCCAGCATACGCATCATGCGCACATCATTCGCCCAGGTCGTCCAGTTAGGTTCCCTGGGGCGTGACACCTCACCATCATCACTGGCGGCCTGTTCATACAACGCCACAACCCGTCCCCAAATCCACTGCGCACAGGAGACATCCTCACGGGTACCCCACTGTCGCTTCGGTACATTCCAGGTATGCGCATCCGGGTGTTTCTCCAGAAATCGCTCAACTGGTGATGATCGTTTTTCGTCCGGCAGTGAAACGTCCGGACAAAAAGATCTTTTATCTGACGGATCAGGTTTTAATACTGACGGATCGGGGTCAATCATCGCCCCCCTAATACGCAGTTTTTTATCAACCGTTGATCCATCAACATTTGACGGGTCAACCGTTGAGGGGGCAATATTTGACGGGTTAACTGTTAACGGGTCATTTTTTGCCGGGATAATTTTTCTTTTCGGTTTATATGCCTCACGCGCCGCAGTTGCAGCTGCTTCGAGTTTTTCCACATTAAGCCGATAGATATTGCTTACGTTACGCCCACCGACCTTACGCTCTTCCTTCGTCAGCCAGCCCTCTTTCGCCAGTTCTGCAATAGCCGATTTCACTGTGGATTCACTTCTTGCACCGATCTGACGCCGGATAGTTTCAATAGCAGGCCATGACACGCCCTCGTCATTGCTGTAGTCTGCAAGACGGGCCATCACTGCCACCCGGGATAAGATCATGCCGGTGAAGGCGCATCCTTCCCAGACAAGACCATGAAGCTTGCTGCTCATAACCCCCCCGAACACCGTGCAGTTAGTGCATCACCACGGCATTTCCTGCCGGGCCGCCGCGATTCATCTGGCCATACAAAACAACCGCTGACGCAACAAAATCGTCGACATCTTTCATCAACCGATCCCTCCGTTCGACAATCTCACGGTAATACTCAGAACTGTGGCTGCGCATACGGGCCACCAGCAAAGGCGGCATCGCCTTTTCGATCGCCGGTAACAGAGCCTGCATTTTTTCAACGGCATCAGGAGTATCTTTCTTTACCCAGCGGAAAATCTTCTGGGTATTAAGACCCAGAGCGCCTGGATGAGTATCGTCGTACAGTTCCGGAAACGTCATACCCAGTTCAAAATAAGCCCGGGTTATTTCAGCTGCCGGAACTTTTTCGCCGTCCGGATGCGCCCAGGCATTCATCGCCATGCGGATGTGCTCATGCTTGATTTTCATGAATCAACTCCCAACAGCTTTTTCGTAGTAGTTTTATTTCTGCCAATAGTTAAAATTGCATCGGCAGAAAATAATCCGTTTGATGCATGAGCGATTTTTTCAGCATAATTTGTTTCGCCGGTATATTCAGTGCGAGGCAATTTTCCGTTATCCATCCATTTGTAGATTGCTCTTTGGCTGACACCACAAACGTCGGCCACAACAGAAACGCGAACAGTTTTGATTACATCTTCAAGTGTTTTCTGGTTCATATCACCCTCACAATGTGAACTTTGAGTACACTCTATAACAGAACTGACAGTACATTCAAGAGCGAATATCATTGAACTTATGGTTCATGAAGATAAAGCGCGTAAAGAGTTCGCCAGTAGGCTTGCGCTAGCCTGTGAAAACGCTGGTTATGAACAACATGGAAGGCAGGCAGAAATTGCCCGTCGAATGAAATTAACACCAAAAGCGGTTAGCAAATGGTTTAATGGCGAAACAATTCCTCGCCGAGAGAAATTAAGGGAATTAGCAACACTCATTGGAACAACACCAACCTATCTTTTGGGAGAGGATACAGAAGAAAGTGGACAGGTACGTTTCTATCAGGAGTTAAATCCAAGACAAAAAATCATCATTGATCTTCTGGACGAGCTCCCTGACAGTGAGACAGATGAACTTTTAAAAACTCTTGAGGAGAAAAAACAAAAGTACAATGCAATTTACGAAGAGTTAGCACGAAAGAAAAAACAAAAAGCCTCTTAAACCAGCATAAATCCGGTAGCGTCCCCCTCCGGGTTTGTGTTTCACTTTTTCCCATCTCATTTTTTTACACATAAAATGTACTTAAAGTACTTTACAACACTGAACATAAAGTACATTATATACATACCAACCCACCCCGCCCCACAGAACGCAGGGCAATACTTCGAGTTACCAGGCAGTGGTCAGGGGTTAAGTAGCCAGCCCGAGGCGTAAGAACATGACGGCAGGGTTCAACTTTAATAACTATGCAGCAGGTTTTTGTTCCGCTACCCCGGCGTTAAGGGGAAATGAGGTCAGCATGGATACTATCGATCTTGGCAACAACGAATCTCTGGTGTACGGCGTGTTTCCAAACCAAGACGGTACGTTCACCGCGATGACGTATACCAGAAGCAAAACGTTTAAAACCGAAGCTGGCGCGCGTCGCTGGCTGGAAAGAAATTCAGGTGAGTGATATGGATTTCGACGCAATCATGGAAAAGGCTTACGAAGAATACTTCGAAGGCCTTGCCGAAGGCGAAGAAGCTCTCAGCTTCAGTGAGTTTAAACAGGC